ATAATCCAAGCATCTGCCGAAAGTGGATGCAAAACACTAAATCAACCAATTGAGTTTAACGATGTAATCGTTTGCGACTGGATAGATGAAGTGGGAGGGTTATCTGCAAAAGATGGTCAGCTAATAGAGTTTATTAAATTTATGCAGACATCAATGGTTCCTGAAACAAAAGAAACTGCCGAAGTAATAAAAGAGAAAGGAAAAAAAAAATAGGAATATTTAGCTGGGATTCAATAATTATTCTCGCAATAGAAGTTGGCTTGACAATTAATGAGTTTTGGCAACTTACTTGGCGGGAATTTTTATTATATAAAAAGGCTTATGATAATCGGCAGATAAAGGAATGGGAAAGGACAAGAACTTTAGCTTATATGATTTATAGGTCTAATTCAACGGATAAAAATCCGAAAAGTATAAAGTCCTTTTTCCCTTTGCCTAGTGATGAAGTAGAAGAGGAAAAGCCAAAACTAACGCAAGAACAACTAGCAAGAACATTAAAGTTGTACGGAGTAAAATAATAAAATGGCACAAGAAACATTAAAAATTACGATAACGGCTGACAATAAACAAGCCGTTCAAAATATAGAGGAAACTGTTACTGCTACAAGTAAATTAGGTGCTGCTTTTAAGAAAGTAACTCCAGCAACTAATCAAGTTAATCAGGCATTAGTCAATGTTTCAAGGGTTGCACAAGATGCTCCTTATGGTTTTATTGGTATTGCAAATAACTTAAACCCTTTATTAGAATCATTCCAAAGTTTACAAAAAACAACTGGTTCAGCAGGATCAGCTTTAAAGGAGATGGCAAAGGGCTTAATGGGACCAGCAGGTATTGGTCTTGCATTGGGTGTTGTTTCATCTTTATTAGTCGCATTTGGTCCTAAAATAGCAAAATTTATTAATGGCACAGATGAAGCTAGTGAAGCACAAGATAAGTTTGCAGAAAGTTTAAATAAGGCAAGAGCAAGTGCAAGTGAAAGTGGAATAAAATTACAAGCATATATAAATATAGCAGATGATTCTACAATAGCAGATGATAAAAGAGCAAATGCTTTAAAGTATGTTATTGCAGAATTAGCTAAAGTAAATAAAGCATATGCATCAACAATTACAACAACAAACGAAGCAAGAGCAGCAGTAGTTTTATATACACAGGCTTTAGTTGCTCAAGCTATTACATCAAGATATGTAGATGAAATTGCATCTAAAACAATTAAGTTAGCAGATGCTAATAAAAAAGCAATAGCAGCAGCAGAAGAGTATAACAAGACTATTGAAAGGTCTAAGAATATGACTAATGGTTATGTTGATGCTTCAGTAACACAAGCTGCGACAATAAACTCAGCTAAAAAAGCATATGTTGATGCTGCATCTGAAGCAGTTAATCTTAGTAATTCAATAGAAGATTTAAACAAATCTTTAATGGAGACAATTAAAGGTGCTGCGGTTAATCCTTTTTATAACGTTACTAATGGAGCAAAAGATTTAGATAAAACTATTCTTAATGTAAATAAGAATTATAAAGAGTTTAAAGAATTAACACCAAATCAAGTTAATTCATTTATTCCACAACAAGGAAATGCTTTACCAGCAGCACCATTAGCACCACAAACACCTTTAACTGAAGGACCATCAGAAGCAATTTTAGATGCACAAGCAATTGCACTAGCTACTACCGAACAAGCTAAATTTAATTATTTATTAAATGAGGCTGTAGTAACAGCAAGTTTTATTGCAGATGGTTTTGGAAATATATTTCAAGCATTGCAAAGTGGTGAAAACATTGGAGATACAGTTTTAAATGTATTTAAAGATATGGCTATACAACTTGCACAAATGGTTGTACAGGCTTTAATATTTAAAGCAATTATGAGTGCTTTAGGAATGGGTGGTGCAGCAGGAACAACTAATGCTGGAACTGGAGGAATACTTGGCGGATTAGGTAAGTTATTAGGATTTACTCCAATGGCTGAAGGTGGTATAGTAAGCAAACCTACATTCGCAATGGTTGGTGAGGGTGGAGAAAGTGAAGCAGTTATGCCTTTATCAAAATTAGATAGCGTTTTAGGTAATGCTTTTGCAAGTGGAGCAAATAGTGGTAATAATGCAGCTAGTGGTGGTCAATTTGTATTAAGAGGTAACGATTTAGTATTAGCTTTAAATAGGTCTGAAAAATCAATAAACTTAAGAAATGGTGGATAATGGCATATTATAATAAATATAAATTTACGTTTGCTACAACAGCTAATAAAACTGCTTACTTGTATTTACAAGAGGATTTAGGCTCTGCACCAGCAGTTATTGAATACTTAGGAGTAAATATAAATTTACAATATTTACCAAATTCAGATGACCCATTTGAACCTATATTTGCTAGTCAATTAAGTGTAACAATAGATGTTACTGATGATTTAGCTAATGTACTAGATTTTGTTAGCACTAATGATAGAAAATATTTTGCTAAGTTATTTTTAGGGGATGATTTAGAATGGGTTGGATATACACTTAATGATAATATAAGAATATCATTTAGTACAGGTAGGAAGCAAATGTCATTTAATATTATTGATGGGATAGGTATGTTATCTAGCATTCCCATATATACAACAAATCTTAACAATCTTACAAACAATGTAAGATCACTTCTTACTTATATATTAACAGCTTTAAACTCATTAACCTTTCCTACAAATCTTAATTTGATGACAGTATGCTCTTATTATGCTACAGGAATGACAACTAGAGCAACTGGTACTCAATATGAGCCTTTCAATCAAACATTTTTACCTATAAGAACATTTAAAAAACAAGATTATACATACGAGTCTTGTTATGATGTTTTAAGAAAAATAATAAAGTCTTTTGGTTGTAGATTATTTCAAGCAGGTGGCAAATGGTGGGTAGTAGCTGTAAATGAATTTGCTAATGAAAATAATTTTTTTACTGAATACAATTCAGCTGGTAGTGTTGTAACAAGTGGTAGCAACTTAAATACTCTTAGTACTATTCAGCCTTATACAGGTAATACAAGTGGTTTATATTTCATTGATAATAGTCAAATGAAATTATTTCTTAAAGGGTTTAATAGAATAAATTTAACTAAAGATATAAACTATGATAAAAATTTAATTGATAACGGAAATTTAATGGTATATACTATTGACCCATTAGAATTTCAATCATTTTTTATATATAATACTGGTGCTGGTTCTACTTACACATATTTTGATTGGAGTACATCAAATGCTAGACTAGATTTTACTACATTAGACATAACATATGTAGGAGGAGGTGGAAGTACTACAGTAGATTTACAAAATTTACCTAAGGTTTCTGCTTCTGTTAATCTTACATATTCAATGTTTTTTAAAAATGCAAATAGCCCAATAGCTAGTGCGTTTGGTAGATTAAAAATAAAAGTAGTAGATAGTATAACTACTTATTTTTTATTAAAAGATGTAGATGGTAACCCTTATTGGAATACTGTTGACGATGGTAATGGATATTTAATACCTGAATTTAGTATAGGAAATGATGGTGCTGTATTTAGTATAACACTTCCTAAAACTAAAAATACTGGACAATTATACATTAGTTGGATAAATGATGGTTTAGATACTTGTAGTGTAACTAATTTTAATTTAACATCAACCTATATAGCAGAAAAACAAGAGTTTAGTGCTTTCATAAATTCCTCAAATCAATATATTAAACAAATAGATTTGCCTTTTGGGTATGTTCCTACAACAGAATTTCCTACAGCAGAGGGCGAATTATTATCAAGCACTTCTGCACCACTTCAAGGATGGACTAGATATGGTATGACTTATACAGGTAGTAGTTTAAATGAATTAATATTGCAACAGCAAATAAATTGCTTTGCTAAAAAAATTATTAATATAGATGGTTCTGTGAGTAGTTTTGTTACTACTAATGCTAATTACCCTAATATGAATGCTTCTAAATTAATTAAGGCAACAGATACCGACCCAGCACAAATAAGTGTAGCTAATAAACCTTATATGTTAGGCAACTGTACTATTGAATATGTAAATAATAGTATATCTGCTACTTTATTAGAGATATCTAATACAGATATAGAGGCAACAATTGATAAATTTACTTATTATAAATTTACAAACGAATAAAATAATATTCTAATATTAATATAGTTTAACTTTGCAATATGGCAGACAATGTAATTGGTAAAAATATAATGCTTTATTATCACGAACCACCTTCTGAGGCATACCCAGAGGGTAGAGATATTGCATTTGCTTGTTCAACAAATTGTTCATTTTCAGTTAATGTTAACCAAAAAGAAGTAACATCTCAAACAAATGCTGGTTATCGTGAATTTGTGAACGACATAGCTAATTGGAATATTAGTTGTGATGGCTTAATAACCTTAAATGGTTACGGCTATCTTTTCTTACTTGAGCAGCAACAAAATAAAACGCAAATAGAAATAAAGTTTGTTATTGATAACGGAGTAGATGGTTTAGTTATTATAAGTGGTAATTGTAATCTAACAAGTTTACAAATAAACGGACCATATAAAGACATAGGTACTTACTCAGTATCATTACAAGGATCAGGTGCTTATGGCTTAACAGGAACAACAATAAACCCAGAAGGTGTGGTAATAATAGGTGGTGGTGCAGTTTACACTAAAGGAACAACGGCAGCTGGTGGAGAAACTACAATAACATA